CGCACTTCTAAAAAAGCCGAATTCAATACTTACAATACTTATTGTGAAGATTGTAAAGCTAAAGCAAAAGAATTATTAAATTTAGAATGATATTAAATATTATTAGGATTATTTACTCACATAAAATTGTGAATAAGTATAATAACTTAAAATTAGATAGTGCGATTATAGAAAAAATAATTGAAAATCATAACACATCTATTTTAAATGATTATGAAATAATGGTATGGATTAAATACCTTAAACAAATTGGTAAATGTAGCAAATGGAACGAATATCAAATGTATAGAGAATGGTTATATCATAAGAATTTATACAAACATCATCTATTTACTGCAAATACTAAATACGTTGATTTTGAAGAAACGCAAACTAAAAAAACTTATATTTTAAGATTTATAGGAAATTGCATTTATTAAAAATTCGATATAAAAGGGGACAAATGAAATGAAAGAAATGAGAAACGAAATCGAATACAAAGGAATTACATATAATTTAGTTTTTAACTTAAATGTTATGGAAGTTATACAAGATGAATATGGCACACTTGATAAATGGGGTGCTTTAACAGACGGAAGCAAAGGCGAGCCAAACGCAAAAGCCGTTGTTTTCGGTTTTACTGCTATGTTAAATGAGGGTATCGAAATTGATAATGAAGAAAAAGGAACAGATATTAAACCTTTAACTCATAAACAAGTTGGTAGAATTCTAACTGAAATCGGAATTAGACAAGCAACAATGAAAATGAATAATACAGTAATTGAAAGCACAAAATCCGACGAAAAAAACGCATAATCCACGAAGAAGATGAAATAGAAAATCCCGTGATAGATTTTTCGTGGTTTTACTTTATAGGCAAGTCTAAATTAGGCTTGTCTTTTAAAGAAACGGGAAGATTGACACTTTATATGTTTAATAAGCTATATCAACATTACAAAGATGATTGGGATTTAGAAATGATTTTATTTAAGAATGGTAAAACATATAAGGAAGTCAAAGAAAATCAAAATAAAGACGAATATTGGATTAAATAGGGGGTGAAGATATGGCATTTGGTGGTGCGGTCAAACTTACAGGTGAAAGTGAATATAGACAAGCATTAGCACAAATTACACAGAATTTAAGAGAAGTATCGTCACAAATGAGTGTAGTTGCTTCTGCATACGATAAAAACGATAATTCTATTGAAGCATTGACTAGCAAAGAAACTGTATTGAATTCTAAACTTGAAGAGCAAAACAATAAATTAAAGGTTTTGCAATCTCAATATTCATCTATGAATGAAAAGTTTGAAGAAAATACTCAAAAACATAATGATTTAATTCAAGAATACGAAAAAGAAAAAGCCGAATTAGACAAGATGAAATCAACTTTAGGGACAACATCACAGGCTTATAAAATGCAAGAGCAGTATGTTAAATCTTTAGAGCAAGAAGTAAAGAAATCAACCGCAAATCAAAATGCTAACGCTCAATCAATGTCTAATTTACGTATTCAAATGAATAACGCAACAACAGACATTAATAAAACCGAAAAAGAAATTGAAGATTTATCAAAAGCTATGGAAGAAGCCGAAAAGTCAACAAATGGTTTAGGTGATGAAGTAGAAGAAGCAGGCGATAAGGCTAAAAAATCAAGTGACGGTTTTACAGTATTTAAAGGAATATTAAGTAATCTTGCAACAGATGTAATTAGAAGTGCAGTAAATGGTTTAAAATCATTAGGCGGTGCATTAATTAGTGTTGGTAAACAAGCAATAGGAAATTATAAATCATATCAACAATTAGTCGGTGGTGTAGAAACCTTATTCGGTGAAAGTGCCGACAAAGTGCAAAAGTATGCGGAAGTATCTTATAAAACTGCGGGTATTTCTGCAAATCAATATATGGAACAAATTACATCTTTTAGTGCTAGTTTAATTTCATCTCTTGGTGGTGATACTGCAAAAGCAAGTGAAGTTGGTAATAGAGCAATAATTGATATGTCAGACAATGCCAATAAAATGGGAACATCAATGGAAATGATACAAAACGCATATCAGGGCTTCGCAAAACAAAATTATACAATGTTAGACAACTTGAAACTTGGCTATGGCGGAACAAAAGGCGAAATGCAACGTTTAATTAAAGACGCTTCACAGATGACAGACGTTCAAAAAGAATTAGGAATAACTGTTGACGGAAGTTCAATGTCTTTTTCAAATATTATAAATGCTATTTCGGTTATGCAAAAGAAAATGGGAATTGCAGGAACAACAACAAAAGAAGCAGGCGATACTATCGAGGGGTCATTTAATAGTATGGCGGGTGCTTGGCAAAACCTTTTAACAGGTATAGCAAGCGGTCAAGATATTAGCGGATTAATTCAAAATCTAGTAAATAGCATTGTGACAACCGCTAAAAATTTAATACCGACAATTCAAAATACTATTGGTGGTATTGCTAAATTAATAAGCGGATTATTAAAGGAAGTAGTGCCTTTAATCATTAAAGAAATACCGCCATTAATTACTGAAACATTACCAATATTAAATGAAGCTATTGTGTCCGCCGTTCATTCACTTATAGATGTATTACCTATGATTATTCAAGCTATTAATGAAATGCTACCTATGATAATTAAAACAATATTATCATTATTACCTGAATTAGTAGACGCAGGAATACAGGGTGTCAATGCTCTAATAGACGGAATAAGTCAAGCAATACCTACATTAATCGGAATGTTGCCTGAATTGATACGTGATTTAATCCAAACAATTTTACAACATTTACCCGAAATCATTGAAACAGGAACAAAATTATTGACATCATTAATACAGGGTATAGCAGAAGCAATCCCTGAATTAGTAAGCTATTTACCTGAAATTATACAAACTTTCGTTCAAACAATAATTGAAAATTTACCTTTAATAATTGATAGTGGTATTCAAGTTATTAATGCTTTAGTTGAGGGAATAGATGAAGCAATAATTAGTATAGTAAATGAAATGCCTAAAATTATAATGGCTATAATAAGCGGTATCATTAATGCTTTACCGAAGTTTATGGAAAACGGCGGTAAGATTATAGGAACATTAATTAATGGTATGACAAGTAAGCTAGGTAATTTAGGTGAAATGGCTAAAACTATTGTTAAGACTATAATTGATGTTATTAAAGATTTACCTAAACAAATGTTTAATTGGGGAAAAGATATGATTAAAGGTTTAATTAATGGTATTAAATCAATGTTTGGTGCAATCGGTGACGCAGTAAGTGGTGTTGCAAAGAAAATTAAATCATTCTTGCATTTCTCACGTCCTGATGTAGGACCATTAAGAGATTATGAAACTTATATGCCCGATATGATAGAGGGAATGACACAATCTTTAGAAAAAGCTAGTCCACAATTAATCGACCAAGTAAGAAATTTAGCAGGTGATATTTCAAACGCTATAACGCCAAGCGGTGAATATGCAATTACAAGCAATTCAACAAATTATAATTCTATGGTAGAAGCATTTAAAGAAGCATTAAGCGAAATGAAAATTGAATTAGATGACGAAGTAGCAGGAAAATTCGTTCGTGATACTGTCACAAAAGCAATATATACATAGTGAGGTGGTTAAATGAGAGATTATGTTATTATAAATGGTAAAAAAAGCACATTGATTAATGGATTAATTATTACATCATTACCACCTATCACTAAACCTAAAATAAGGTATAGAGCAGAAGAAATCGACGGCGTAGACGGTGATACAATTAATAAATTAGGTTATGGTGCTTATGATAAAACATTTGAAATTGGATTGTCTTATAATTACAACGTAGATGATGTAATAGAATACTTTAATACACAGGGTCAAATTACATTTTCAAATGAGCCTGACAAATATTACAATTTCACTACACTTAATCAAATTGATTTTGAAAAATTGTTAAGATTTAAAAAAGCAAAAATAACAATCCACGTTCAACCTTTTAAATATTCGAATGTTGAAAATACTAAAACATTTAATTTTACGGAAGCAAGCCAAAGCCTAACAGTAAGAAACAATGGTAATATCTATTCAAAGCCCGTTATAACTCTTTACGGCAACGGAACGATTAATTTATCGTTAAACGGAATTCAAGTGTTTACAATAGCTTTAAATGGCTCAATGGTATTAGACACACAAAGTCAAAATGCTTATGATTTAGTGACAAAAGATTTCTTAAATAGATATGTCACAGGTGATTTTAAAAATTTATATCTAAATGTTGGCGTTAATACGTTAAGTTGGACGGGAAATATTACTAAAGTTGAAATAGATTATTGCAGTAGGTGGATTTAAGGGGTGATGATATGAGAATGTTTAAAAATAACTTAAATTTAGAAATGACAAAAGGCGATACATTAGCTTTTGGAATTGAAATTCAAGATTTAGGGCAAGCAATAGAAAGTGCATATTTTACTTGTAAAAATAATTATGATGATGAAACACCCGTATTTCAAAAATCACTTAATAATGGTATTATGTTAGACCATATAGACGGTAAAGATTATTATTATAAAGTAAGAATTGCACCCGAAGATACAAAAAATTTAGAGCCAAAGAAATATTATTATGATTTAGAAATAACTGTAAATTTAGATACATTTACAATTTTAAAAGGCATATTAGATATTGATTTTGATATAAGGGGGTAAAATATGGCAACTTTAGATAAAGAAATTAAAATATTAATGTTAAAGGGTGAAACAGGCGGTCACGTAGAAAGCGTCGAAAAAACATCAACAAGTGGGTTAGTAGACACTTATTCAATGAATTTTGATGACGGTAATTCATACAACTTTGATGTGACAAATGGGTCAAGTATTCAAAGCATAGTCAAGACTTCAACAAGCGGGTTAGTTGACACTTACACAATAACTTTAACAAACGGAACAACTACTACATTTCAAGTGACAAACGGTGCGGACGGCGAAGTGACAACAGAACAATTAAACAACGCAATAACTACTGCAATAAATAATATTGCGAATAAAACAAGTGGCTCACTTATTGGACGAATATTTAATAGTGGAAACGAAATAAGATTAGTAGTTAGCGACGAATTAGGAACAAATGGTGTATTAATAATAATTGACGGCACTAATAACAAAATTTTAGCTCGTAAAGTTGTCAATAATGTTATTGAAAAGGAATACGATTTATTTACTGAAATAGATAGATTAGATGAAAAAATTGATAATAAAATACCTTTAACAACAGGCACTCAAGATGACGCAATTACTTATGCAGGACTTTATGAAATAAAATCAACATTAAGCTATCAAGCACCATTTTTGATTAGTGTTAGTGAAGCCGTGCCATCAACGGCATTTGAAAACAATCGACAAACATATATTATAGATACATTAAGAAATCAAGTTTATGATTATGTCGAAATTTATTTAAAACGATTAGAATTAAAATTTGAGTGCAAATTTTACGATTGGGACGAACAAACATCTACATATAGCAGTAGTAATTTAAATTTCACTTGGAAATTACTTATTAAATACTAATTTATAAAAAAGGTGAATGTCTATGATAAAAATTTTTAATGCAACCGATAAGATATATACATCTAACGGTGATATTGTAATTCAATGCACCAAAGCAAAAATTCATAAAAAGTTAAATGGCGATTTTTATATAGATATAGAAGCACCTTTAACTTATGTTGATTTTTTAGTATCAAATAATATTGTTGTCGCACCTACACCGCAGGGGGAACAAGCATTTAGAATTGGAAGCATTGATAAGACGCAAAATAAAATTAAATTTAAAGCATATCACGTATTCTATGATACTAAAAATTATTTAATCAAAGATAATAGGGTAGAAAATAGAGATTGCAATTATGCTTTAGATTATTTTAATTCAAATACAGACACTACAAGCCCTTTTAATACGCTTTCAAATATTACGGGGTTAAATACCTTATATTGCATTAGAAAATCGCTTTATGAAGCCATACAAGAGATTTTAAGCCTATGGGGTGGCTATTTAGTCCGTGATAATTGGGACATTAAAATAATGTCTAGTATAGGTAAAGATAACGGTATTGTTATTCGTTATCAAAAAAATTTAAAAGAAATTCAAGCAAGCTATAATTGGGACAATGTATGCACTAAATTATTACCTGTTGGAAAAGACGGTATATTGTTAAACGCTTTAGATGAAACGGCAGATGTTTATATATACAGTGATTTTCAATATGAAATACCATATACAAAGACAGTATCATTCGACCAAAATATAAATGAAGAAGATTATAATAGCGAGCAAGAATATAAAGAAGCATTGTTAAGTGATTTAAGAATTCAAGCCGAAAATTATCTTAATAAAAATTATTTACCGCAAGTAAACTACACTTTAAAGGCAAATATTGAAAAAGTATCAGATGTTGGCG